CTTTTGCAAAAACTCTACAATATTCTCTACCAACTTCACCACCTGTTGTATTATCAGAATAAGATACAACTTGTGAACCCTTAGTCATTTCTTTATATCCATCATTGAATACTTTACTAACTTGGTCAATCGCATTACCAGCATGTTGTAATCTTTTACCGCCTTGTGGTTGGCTATCAATAATTCTTTGTGTCTTATCAAGTATGGAACCTTCTTTAAAAGTCCTTTCAGTTGATTGGGTTGAATTATAAGATGACGGTTTAAAATCAGAATCTTGATTTGTTATTTCTCCACCAACACCAACATGTTTACCCGCATTACCTTTATATTTTGGTGATACCCAAGTAAACCCGCCTTCAATACCTCCTCCATTACTATATGTTGGTCCGTTAGCACCTAAACGAATTTCGTTACTTGGACCTTCATACAATTGAGCTAACTCAGATGGGCCATAAACAGGGTCTTGTTGTTCATTACCAAATGCATCATTTGGTAGTGCTCCTGATGGTGAAAATACTCTTGATGGGTCTGAAGATGTACTTCCAACATAAAAATTTGAAGTGTTTGTACTAGTTCCAACGAGTGCACCACCTAAAGTATCTAATAAACTCTTATCATAATTTGGTTTAAACTTATTAAAATTAAGGTTTTTCCATAAAATAGATTTTTGACCTGCACCTGTATTGTTGTAAAATATTTGAGTTCCTGTTTTATTTGCACCTAATAAGTTACTAACAAAATTACCTACCGCAGCAATTGGATTTGCTAACAAAGATTGTGCTATTGTTGTTGGTTGCGGTGGATTTATACTAGTGTCAAAATAAGAACCCGGTATTATTGAAAATGGTGCAGTAACTCCACCAAGACTAACCGCAAAATTTGCAGCAACCGCTAATGGATTTGACGATACTGTAATGGTATAGTTTGGTTCTAATATGGGTATTTGACCACTTAAAATATTAACAAGGTTACTACCACTATTAATATTTAATATGTTAGCATGTCCAAGAGTTTGTCTTAATAGTTCTCGACCAATACGGTCTTCAAATTCTTTTTTTAAAGTTTTTGCTCCTAATCTAGCAATAAATGAGTCATCACTCAATAAACCATTACTACCTATTGGGTCATTATCTAATAAGATTGAGAGTGGTCGATAGGACGAAGGAACAAATTTAAAATAAGGTTGTCCATTTGATTGTTTTTGGTCAGGTAAAAAAGTGTTTAAAGTTGTTATTGCCTCTCCAGCGTCAAAATTATTATTACTTGAGTACCCATTTAACGGTCTCCATATTTGAGTTGCTGCAAATCCAGAATCAACAATATGAGCATCTTGTTGTCCTGGCCCATATTCTCCTTGATTTGAAAGGGTATTTAAATTTCCACTAACATCGGGAGCTTGGTGATATCCTCCTTCAGCTCCCCACTTGTTAAGTGGATAACTTGAATTGGCAAAGTATGGGGTATCAATTAAATAATCGGGACTATCAACAACAGAATAATTTGATTGAATAACCTCAAAATTAATAGGTGGGGTGGCAGGACTAGGTGATTTAGCATATGGAGCTAAATTTCTAGGAATTAATTTTTGTCTAAATCCTTCACTATTTACAAAATCTAACGGGCTACCCATCAATATCTTTATTATATAAATAGGTTAGTTTGTATTTTTTAATTGTTAATTAAATGTTTTCTCGTTAGTATGATAAAACTCCAGACCCTTTATTTTCCGAAGAATTTTGTTTTGTAAGGTTAACAACATATTGTTTAAATTTATCGTTATTGAATATATCATTTAATTGTTGTTGAGTTAAAGTTGTTCCTGGTGGTGTTTGAATTGTGATTTTAAATTCTCCAAAATCAACTTTACTATTGGTATTTAAATTTTGACTACTTGAACCTTTATTGTTTAAATTTTCCTTAATTGGGTTTGTTTTATTTCCGAATACATCTGATAGACCTAATACTTGTACATCCTTGTTATCTTCTTTTATTTTTGTTTCAGTTTTTTTTGATTCACTTAGTGGAGCCCCTGTTGCGGTTAAAATCTCAGAAGCAAACTTTTTAAATTCTTTTTCAATACCACTACTACCTGTTACTTTTTTATTTGCGTCAGAAAGAATATTTTTAAACGCTTCAATTCCTTTTTCACCTAAACTATTTGCATCATTTACTATAGTACTTTGGAGGGTTTCTAATTGTTTTGCAAATTCATCGTTAGTTAGTTTACCTGCGTCTTTTGCAACAAATAATCCACTCATTTTATCTACCGCGACATTAATTTTTTCAGTTATTGCCTCACTTTCAGGAACATTTTTATCGACAGAATTTGCAAGGGCATTTGTTATTCTTTCCGCTCCAACAATATTACCTCGTACAACGGATGCACCGGCAACACCATAAGTTCCTTTGGCGGCAGTTCCTTCAATTGCTGCCTGAATATTTTTTAATACATCCAACTGACTTATTTGAATTTCTTCTAAGGTCTTAGGTTTTTCATCTTGTTGTTTTCTTAAAGCTTTAAGTTCTTCATTTGTAATTTCACTTAACTTAATTTTATCAACTTCTCCCGTCTTATCATTTTTAAGTTGTACAATGTATTCTCCACCCTCTCCCATTGTTGCCATATTTGCCAACAATTCTTTATCTTCAGGTTTGTCAAAATTTAAAGCTGGATTAATGAACGAAAGTCTTTTATCTAAATCTACAGCGGCCAAAGCACTTTTTGCTAAATTATCATAAGAAATTCCAGTTTCTGTTGCCATTTCCCTCAAAGTTAACATTCCTTGTGGGTTTATTTTAAATGATTTTGTTTTTTCATCAAATTGAACAAACTGTTTTGTTGCCTTAATTAAACTATCTTGTAATGCTCCTGGGTCATTGATTGCATCATTCATTAATGCAAATGGGTCACCTAATTGACCAACAGCAAGACCTAACCTTTGGAGTCCTGCCGCCATATTAATTGCCTGTTCAGGGTTCATTACTTTTTCTGCGAAACTAAAGGTATCTGACATATCAAACCGTAACATTGACGCTTGTGCCGCCATTTTAGCCAACCCAACAACACCATCTGCAAAATTGTATTTATTCATGTTCTTCATGTTAGTATTAACATCGCCCATAACATCTTTCGCATTTAAACCAAGACTTTGAATATATTGAATAGAACCTTCTAAATTAACACCAATTTGAGAAGTTTCATACCCAACTTCCGCAAAATTATTAACTAAAGTTTCTGAGCTAGTTCCTAATACACTAGATGCCGCAAATAATTTTTTAACTTGTTCTTCAGTCGCAATAACATTTCGTTTTGACCCTGCGGCAATATTTTGCATAGTTGTACCAACATCAGTTATTGAACCACCTAAACGAATAACTCCTGCAGCAGATTTTGAAACGGCATCGGCCATTTCATCCATTCTGGTTCTACCTTCTAAAAATGCTTGATTAAGGATGTCAGCCTGCTTATACATGCCGCCTATGGCATCAATAATTTTTTCAATTGGAGAACCTAAACTTTCAATACTATCTCTAACGTCTTTTATAGAACCTTCCTCTCCTGTCATCTATTTTTGTTATTATATTTTTTTTTAGTTTACGTGTGAACTGACAAACCAACAAAGATTGGTTTATTTCTTAAATATAAATAGATTAAAAAAATTTTTTTAAGTTTTTTGGTTATCTTCTATCCACTTATCTAATAAGTATTTTCTTACAAACAAGGGCATTCTTTCAAAATCTTGATAAGAAATCTTCATTAGTGTTGTTAAATAATAAAATTCGTCGATTTGAACTTTTCTATAATCAGAAGAAAGGGAGAAAAAAGTCAACCCCAAAACCAACATTCACTGTTAGCTTTTCTCCTGACGGGGCTATAATTGTTTTAGTCATATCTAATCTTGGTTCATTTTCATTCATAAATTTTCTTATGAACTTTGAGTCTGAAATTGGCATCGACTCAACAAACTTTGCAATTGATGCTTTATCGGTTGACCCGTCAACTTCAATAATTTCTTTTTGCATTCTCCAAGTTACCTTTGGAACAACCCTACCTTGAGGATATGTTTCTGCTAATTTACCAATCTCAATAATTTCACCGTAACTTAATGGTTTAAGTTTAATTGTAGATTGTGATTTTGGTAAAAGAGTTGTAAATGAACCATCCTCATTTGGTTGTTGACCATTAATAATATTTAATTGGTCTAATAATACGTTTGATTTAAATGGTTTTTTAGTTACAGGGTCAGTAACATTTAATGTTATTTCAGGTCCAAATCCTGTATTTCTTAAAAATATTAGGATTGCTTCAACATCACCTTCAAGTAATTCCTCAACTTTAATATCGGGTTCGTAAATTTTTGCTCGTAATAAAGTCATCGTTAAATCATTTGCACCACCCATTAAAATGTTTTCATCTGAGGCGGTAAGATAACCAACTTTAATTGATTTTTTTTTATTTTTATAAAAAATTCCTTGTGAAGGTAATTGTACCACATCATGTGGTAATGTGAAGTTTTCTTGACCGTAGTCCATTGATTGAGTATCCATATAAAAAATTAACCGTAAAGTTTATTGTCTTTACGGTTAAATATAATTAGATTTTTTTAATTATAAACATAATTCTTATTTAATTATGATTTATAGTAAATGAATAGAAGTATTGTATTATTAATAAACCAACACACATCTATCCATTCTTAAAGAAGCGGTAATTTCGGCTAAAGCATCTTGACTATAAGATAAAGTTCCAAAATTTACATCGGTTAAGAATGTCCCATAAAGAATCCATTTTTCAACAACAACTCCTGTTGGGTCCAACATTTCAAGGTCAATGTCTTTTTTGTATCCCGCAGCATAACCCATACGACCTGTCACGGATTCAGCGTGTAAACGAACCCACTCCATAAGTGCTTGAGCGGCTGATGGACCAATAGGGTCACGAAACTTAACACTAATTGGGTCCCAATTAAATCTACCCGCAACAAATGTTGATGTGTTTAAGAATTGTATTTCAGTTGCTCCAATTTTAATTGATGGTCTTGAAGCACTTTCAACAAACCATTCGTTAATACCTAAACTTGATGGAAACCTTAAAATAAAACGATTTTGTCGTTTTGGTTCATAAGGTATCGGCATTTTCATTAATAAATCAGCCATGTTATTTTATTTTTTTTGTTTTAGTTGTTTATATTCTATATGTATAAATATATCCTTGTTAAAATTTTTTTCTATTTACTTTTATTTTATCAAAATTATAATCTAGTTATATTTATTTTTAATGCCACTAGCAGTAGAATAAGTCTTAATTATGTTATTTGGTTTATTTATAAAATGTTTATTCATTACTTCTACATTTTTAATGTCGTCATCTGAAAATCCAATAGTTGGTTGCTCTGGTATAAAGTTATTTGATATATCGTTTTTAATAAACGCTCTTTTATTTAACTTATTAGCCATTTTTCTAATGTAGGAAACAAATTTTTCCATATCACGAACTTTAGCCTCTTCAGGATTAACCGCACCTGACTCATCACCAAAAGACACTGGATAGTACTTATTTAGGTTCAAATACGACTTAATTAATTCATCATCACTTATATCATTTTCACCGACAAACGTCCTGTATTTTTTAAGGTTTTTAACTAGTTGATTTTTATCAATCCCATTAAATCCGTTGATAATATAATTATAAACAGCTTGTTTTAAAATATTTGGGTTATGACCTCTTGCAGTAATTATTGAAAAAATTGAACCATTATTAATTGCTTCTTTAAAATCATCGAAAGCTGGTCCAACATTTGCCATCATAGCGTCAACTAAAAAATCTTTATCACCTTCGGTTCGAAAATTTTTAAATGGATTTTTGCCAAACCCGACAATAATTTCTCCATTATATTTAAAATTTTTTTTCCCAATTTTCTCCCTATGTTTTGCGAAATCATTAGTATTCATACCAATTTCGTCACCGTCTTCAGTTTTTATTATTATTTCTGTTGGCATGTGGACAATATTGTCATCCCAATCAAACGCGTAATATTTCATGTCTGGAGTTCCTTCTTCTTTAAATCCTTCTCTAAGTTGTCCTTTCATAATTAGATAATACGGGGCAGTTATATACCCCGTTAATTTTGTTAAATATTTTCAAATGAAGCCCCTGTTGGTGTAATTAAGAATTCAATCTCTATAAATTCTAACGCCCTTGTAGGTTTTAAATAAATTTTACCTGTTAATGTGTTTCTGTCTAAATCTTCAGGTGAAGATGAAACTGTTACACGGAAATCATATAAACCTCTATCTCTTCTAATTGAATCCAAAATAGGATTAACACTATCCAAGAATTGTTGTCTAACAACTTGGTCGTTTTGTTCAAATAATAATCTTACAGCTACTGCGGAAATTAACTTACGAGCTTGAAGTAACAATCTTCTTACATTCAATCTATTAAGTGCTGAGTCAGCAATTTGTAATGTTTTATTACCCCAAATTACAGTTCCAACATCAGAGAAAGTTGCTATAGGATTTATTCTACCTTGATATAGTACATCTCTGTCGGTTTGTGTAAGTTTTTGTCTCGCCTTAATAGAGTTTACAAGTCCTCTAGTGTAACCCGCAGATGCAAACCAAGGGAATGAAATGTTATCGGTCAAAGCTAAGTTTCTACAAACCTCACCAGTTGGAGGTAAATAAATTTGTGTGTTATTAACAGTATCTCTTGTTAAAATCCAAGGGTAATAAGTTGCTGTATAGTTAGAGTCAATTCCTGTATTATCTAAATTGTCAACTGATTCTTGAGGATAAATAATGTCCAAAGAATTTGTTCCGTCTGGAGTATACATTCTATAATCAGGTGTTGTACAAATATAAACCGAATCCGCTCTTGAAAATTGAATCATGTCTATCGCTTCCTCAACAAGGTTTGAGTTATTTACGTAGTCAATACTTGCACTTGCGAATATATTAATGTTAGTTGATTCTGGATTTGCAAATGATAAAATACCAAGTAGATATGCGTAGTAGTCTGTATTTGCAAAATCTTGAGTATTGTTCTGAACCACAATTCTTTTAAACAATCCATCACCTGTTGCGGTTGGATATCTTGATGAAGGTGCACTACCAGCTAAATAACCCGCAGCTCCTAATTGAAATCTATCTTCGTTAGTTCTCCACTCTCTATAAATGTCCCAACCATCAAACCCACCAGCAAAACATAGTGTGTATTTTCTTGAATATATGAAATAATACGGATTTTCTTGTGTTTCTGGGTCACTTCTAAATTCAGCAGTACCACATTCAAAAGCTGTTTGACCACTTGTCATTGATGTGTTAGCAATTGATACAACAGTTGCTCCTGAGTCCATATGGAAACCTTTACTAGTGTAATTCCATTTAAATGAGTCAGTTGCCAAAGCCCAATTTGATTGAGGGTTTTGTTTTCCTTTATAAGTTAAAAATGATTCATCAATTCCATACTGTGTTGAAAACCCTAAATATGTTCTTCTTATAACATCTCCAGGAGATTCAACAGTGTTTGAGCCACCAATAGGTGTTCCAAATGGTGGGTTAGCAATAACTTCTCCAGGGTAATCATATTTTATTTTATATTTTGGATATGGTGATGGGTAAACCGAAGCGTCTTCATATTCTCTTTGTGTGTAACCACGGAAACCACAAGGTAGTGAGTCAATTGGGTATTCATCCGCCATTTCAACCATAACATATCTTGAAATTAATGCAAATTCACCATTAGATGAACCTATTTTTTTTCCAACAAAGTTATTTGATGCTGGGTCCATATTACAATTTGTGAATTTTTCAATTACAACTGGATTTGAGTCAGAGTCATAAAAATTTCTAATCTGAACATCAAACGACATATTATTATATGATAAGTTAGCGATTGAAATTTTAACTTCAGTATTTGCGTCATTTCCATCGGAAATTGATATGAATTTAAATAAATTATAAACTTGGTTACCTCTTAATTCAGAAACCAAATAAGGTGTTTCAGGTGATTGGTATTTTTCTAAATTCCAAGCAATTGATTGACTTGATTGACTTCTTGCGTCAGGTAGCGCAATTAAATCACAATTTAATCCACGGATATAATTTTGACTATAAGCATAATTCAAACTTCCCTGATAAAGTTCTTCAACATAAATAGGAACCTCGTATCTTGATTTACCAAAATTATCAACACCTAATACTTTTGTAATATATTTTGACGAAGATGCACTTAATGAAGTTTCAAATGAAAATGTTTTATTATCATTTGTTAAACCCGATAATAAAAAAGATGAATAAGGTGATTCTGTAATACCTGAATATTGTCCAGTACAAACTATTTGTAAATTATTTGGGACCCAAGTATTATTATTATTGTAATCAATACCAACTTCATAAACTGGTCCATGGTTATTACTTCCGGCACTATTAACATAATTACAAATACCTCGTGAACGAATAGTACCAACAACCATATTATTGAAGTCGGTGTACGCCATACCTGTAAAATTAACGGAAGCTCCAGAAATAGTAACCGTAAAATTAGAATCCACATTAGAAATTATATTATCAATAACATAATAAAAAGAATAACCCGAATAATTATTTCCTGAAGAAATATTAAAATTAGCATAAAGCCAAGGGTCGTTTGACGACGCAGATAAATTATTTTCTTCTAAAATAGGTAC